TCTCAAAGAATGATGAATCAGAGGAAGTATTAAATTTCCAACGTGATCCTCCTCTCATACCTACAAAGGCACCTTGTAGGTAATTAAAGAGGGTCACATGTGTAATATTTCCAGGTCCAGCAACATAACTATCAATTCCATCTATCATGAGGCCCTTAGGTAAGGGCCATCTTGAACAATGTGATACATAAATTCCCATAACTCCAAGATCTTCATTGCCTTCTGCTATGGCAAATACTCGAACTTCGCTATAACAATAACGTTTTAACAATGTTCGAAAAGATACTAGTTCCTCACCCATACACACTAGAGGAGTAGCATCGGAATCCACAGGTGTAGTTTGTATCATAACTTTATCTCCTGTTCCTAGAGGTGAAAAATCTCCTTCCTGAGAAACATCTGGTACATCACCAGACTGTAGTTGAAAACCTCCCGTAACAACACTCAAGTTGGAATCAAATCCTCTTGGTGCAGCAACAGAGAAGTTCTCAGCTCCTCGTGCAAATACAAAAACATGTAAAGCTTGATCAATATCAGTAATACCTGTAGCAGGATTTAGAATATGAACACTCAATACACCATTATCTGTATCTTCATCAGGTGAAAAATTGAAAGGAGAAACACCACCAGTTCGAAATCCATAGGTTGCAGTATAGCTAGTACTAGCTCTTGTACGTAACCATGGAGTATGAGCAGCATATGGAATACGAAATTCTATATCACGTGTAACAGCTAGATCTAAAATTTTAGATGCAATAACATTTACACCTGTAGTACTTGTAATTTGAGCTTGTGGATCCCATTGTATTAAAAGTCTACCTCTATGAAAGCTTGAAGCTTCCACAAGTATTCTTAAAACAATGTCACCACGCCAAAACTCAAAAGGTCTAGCACCAAAAGCTAGAGGTGATGGCAGCCAAGTAGTGTTATTAACTTTATGTACAAAATCAGGATTGATTTTACAAGAAAATAACCTTGTTTGAGCTGTATCAGCATCTAGCCATTCTGCAACACCAAGAAACATATCTCTAGTTACAATAGAACTAATAGTCATTTCATCAGACCCATCTAAACCTGCAGTTCTAGAGTCAACGCATAACTCATTTTTAGGATCCACAACCAATCTATCTACTATTTCATGAGTTCCACAATTTGCAAGCTGGCCAAAAGGAAGATTTTTCATCATACCCGGATTGTCTATAACCGGTGTTCTTGAAAAACCAAAAATATGTGCAACTTGACCAACTGCAGAAGCAGCAATTTGTGTAGCTTTAGCATATGGAGCTAACCATGAAATGCTTTTAAGCTTACCTGCCACATTGGCTACAGATGATGCTATGGATGACACCGGACCTGTAGCATATTCATTACCTGCTTGGAGTGCTAACCCTGAAGTAGTTTGAGCTAATTCAACGTCAGATGCCCAAGCAAATATAGTATATTCTATAGTGTGAGCAGTGGGAAAATTAGAAGTCATAAGACCTACTCCATTTAAGTAAGCAAAATCTAATTTCCCCATTTTAGTAAAGTCATCAAGTTTAGTTACATCTAACCAATTTTCATTAAAGAAAAAGGGTAAACATAAACATCCTCCTTGACTTGTTGTGGGATTAATATATATATGAGGACGCTGAGACATTGTTTGTGGTAAAACAGCATCAACAGCATCTGTGGGTCTCATATCAGTTAAGGGGGTATAAGCTAGAACAGAAGTGCCCCACCAAGTGGGGGCAGCATTAACAACAATTTTAACATTAAGCTTGCAACGCAGTAGAGCGAAGTTTTCTAGCTTTCTTTTCACGGCAGCATTAGTGAAAAATAATGCCCACGGATTCAATGTTTCATTTGTATTAACATTAGCTCCATGGTCAAAACGTTTAATTTCAACTGGACGTGACAACCATTGTTGTATATCTGTAATAGAAGAGGAACCAACGCCATAAGTGGCGTCGGGTGTGGATGATACTTCTGTTGTAAAACCAGGTTGAGCATCAAAAAATGAGGCTACACCTTGGTCTAAACAGACATTATCACCAGTCGTGGTAACTTTGGATGGGTTACCTGCCATGTGGTCAGTAGTACTTTCGTTATTATTGTTCATTGTACTTTATTTGTTGTGTGTTTACTGGTTTTAAATCACAGTAAGGATTGACTAAGAATTATGTACAAGTGATGTTACATTTCATATATATCTTCTTTCCTGCCATTTTCAAAATAAGATATTCTCAATTGGTCCCAGCTTGGTAAATTTCTATCTTTCATTAAAAATCTTAAATTATTAACATCTATTGCAGTGTTAAACATTAAAAGTTTTTTATTATAAATAGTTTTACCATAGTAGAAGTATTCTCTACATGCTGATTCTATGGTAGCCAATGATTGTTCCTGAGCGGAAATACTTCTAGACTCGGTCCATGTTGTGAGCATTTTATTTATGGAACTATGATCTAATTTAGCTAAATATTGATCCATATCAGGATCATATTGCCAAGACCTCTTTAAAAAAGAGGCTGTATCAATGTGAATAAAATCTATACTCTCTGCATCTTTATCTGCTCTAGTATATGTAAGATCTAGTTCATC